ATAGGCGAGAAGATAGCGGATCTATGGGGTAGACTAAAGCACAGTGTATCCAATATCAAAAGCGCCGTCTCTGGTGGAATACACAAAGCCATAGACTATACTTCCATGAAGGCAGGAGATGCTGTAGACTGGACCAAGAAGAAAGCAGCGCAGATAGGAGGTGCTACAAAAAGTATTACAGGATCGATTGCTACTGGAGCAGCAACTGGCGCTACAAGTGCTGTAGGATCAGTAGGGAAGGGCTACGAGAGTATGAAGGGCTACTTGGGTAAGCTCTTCAGGACCAGCAGTGGTAATGTAGACGTGCAGGACCTGCACCCTTCCGTTAAAAAGAATTTCATGAGCATGGCGCAGGAGTACAAAAATAAAACCGGGAAGACTATAACGGTTAACTCCGCTTTTCGTTCCATAGCTCATCAGCAGAGGATTTACAATAAGAACATAGCAGAAGGATCGCCCAAGAAAGTAGCTAGACCCGGCACTTCGATGCACAACTACGGGTACGCTATTGATATTCAGAGCACCGATGCCAACAAATTAAACCAACTCGGGCTTCTGCAGAAGTACGGTTTCGTGCGTCCAGTAAGTGGTGAGCCCTGGCACATTCAGCCGAAGGGTGTTTCGCTGGCATCAGCAAAGGCGGGGGCTTTCTCAGCGGGTGCTGGTTCTAGTAATTCTGCTCCTGTTAATGAGTCCTTCCACACTCCTGCAAAGGGTACAGATTTATCGCAACCGAATCCTACCGTTGCTAACGCAGGAGGAGGAAAGGGAGGACTATCTGCTATAGGGCCCTCTTCTAAAGTGGGAGTAAACTCTTTCCCTCTGTTCAGTACAGTGGATGGGGGACTCCTAGCTATGAACCTTAACGTGCTTGCCAATGCGGGAGCATGAGATGACTAAGTCCGTCATTCTTCAATTTGCTGAGAAGATTCTGGGTGGAGTAAAGGAGGATGCACTGGGGGATCGAAAACTCGAAAGCGTGGAGAGACAAGAGAATAAATCGTTCTCTCTGTTCCGGCACAAAAAGGCAGAGATGATAACGGGAACTACGGCTGTTCTAGGGATAGCCGGTATAGGGTACGCCCTAACTAATTTACTAGGAGTGAAGAAAGATTGGACGCTCAAAGGTATCCTGCACTCACTGTCTAAGGAAGCAACAACGTTTGATATATCGGGTGTAGGAAAGGAACTGAGGAGTGTAGCGTCAAAAATTCCAGTTGTGAACTGGTTGGTTAAACCAGCGGAGAAGGTCGGAGGTGAAGTAGAACATGGAGTGGATAAGGCAAAGACGTGGTTGTCGTCGCCGAGCATTCCTTCTCTTTCACCCGATACCTCCATCCCTACTAATGCCCTTCCTGTGAAGTCTGCTCCGATTAGCAGACCTTCGGAAAGAGTGGACTCATACTTAACGGAAGCTTCTAAAATATCGGGAGTGGATAAGGCAGTTTTGTTAGCTATAGCGCACCAAGAGTCCCATTTCAAGACTGGTGCGGTCTCCGGAATCGGTGCAATCGGGTTACTGCAAATAACCCCGGGTACGTGGAGACAAATGGTATCCAGATATGGATCACAGCTAGGAATACGTCAGAGTGATATTCGGAACCCAAGAGCAAACGCAATTATAGGAGCGTTGTACGTTAGAGAGGTGATGAACGGGCTTAAGAAGTTTCTGCATAGAAAGCCCTCTGTGACGGATATATACGCAGGCTATTTTCTAGGTCCAACGGGTGTAAAAACTCTTCTATCTGCTATATCTGCGAATCCTTACATGGATGCTGTTAAGCTCATGCCAACAGCAGCTAGAGATAACCCTGGTATCTTCTTTCGGGGAGGCCGGGATCTATCAGTGATGGATGTGTATCAGACTTTGTACGGTAAGGTAGGCATACCCTACTTAAAGTTTTCTCAGATGGAGGGGACTCCTAGCAATTACCTAGCCTCTAGTTTCTCGCCTCCTTCGGGTAGTACCGCAGCACCAGTAGCCTCTAAAGTTTCAGCACCAACAACGCAGGCACAAGTAGTAGCTTTCAGCGCTCCACCCAAACCTGTTAAGGCTAGAACGATGGTAGCTAGTGCAACAGATGAAGGAGGTAGTTCCGGTTTGATCCCTATTTCGGGAACACAAACACCAGTTGAGTCTAATTTAATACGTGATGGTAGAGGAAGACTGTTTGAAGTATCTCTACCAGAAGGAGCAAGTTGAACCATGGCCCTCCCATCTCTACTACCCGCTAACCTACCCTGGATCACTTTGGGCAACCAGAATGCGTCGGGTGCCAATAATGATCCGTATAAAATAGCGATTCAGATGAATCAGGGTACACAAAAATCTGTCCACATCACTGGCTGGTTGCCGGAGAGCGTAAGCTTTGATGCCTCCGCACAGTATGAAGCGCCCTTCGCCTCAGGTTTGAGCGGGATGTTTCCCTTCAATCTAGTGGGAGGAAATCTTCTCAGAGCTCTGGGTGTAAGTTTGATTACCCAGGTTATGACAGCGCAAGTGTGGCAGGGTTCTTCGGAGATAGAATTTTCCCTACCCATCATCTTTCAAGCGGAAGCTGACTCTGTAACGGAAGTGATAGGACCTATCAAACAACTGCTCAAGATGATAGTACCTAACGATCCCACTGGAGGTGGACTGCTGGAAGCTCCAGGTCCGCACATAGATATAGACAAACTCAAGAGCAGTGTAAACGCTGCACTTAGCCCATTGGATCCTTTGTATGGGCAGACAGTAACGCAGGTCAAGAGCGCTATTGCTGGCGGATCTGCATCAATTTCTGGATATGCTTCTCAGGGTACTACTGCCTGGGGGAGAGCCGTTACTGCATACGGCAGTGCAAAGAGCTTAATGCATGATGCTGTATCCTCTCCCCTGAGTCTAGCAACTAGCGCAGCTTCAGGCTTAAAGAACTTGGCTAACAAAGGTTTAGTGGCCATGACTACACCTATTCTTAATGCCATAGTCAACAACATTTCGGTACATATTGGATCGTGGCTATATTTTCCTGCTGTAGTTATTACGTCAGTGTCTCAAGACTACGATGTACTAATCACCCCAGACGGTAATCCTGGTAGGGTTAAGGTAAACGTTACTTTCAAAACCTTCTTTACACCAACCCAACAGGATGTGGACTTTATGTATCCCGCAGCGCAGACGGATGCTGCACTAGCGGGTACTACGATTACATAGGTTAACTATGGCTACTGACTATAGAAGAGCGAATTACTTACCACTTTCGGTTGACAGAACACAAATGGATTATCTTAAGGCGGCCTATGCTAACCTTAAGTACGCTCTTGTTACTGTTAAGACCATTGTGATTAGCGATGCTTTTTCCGCTAATCTTCCAGGGTTAGCTTATCAGGAATTGGGCGATGTTGGGCTGTGGTGGGCTTTAGGACTGTACAACGGACTGGTAGATCCCATCAGTGATCTACCCACTGGAACAATCATAAACATCTTCAGTGTTACGGACTTCTTATCGTTTATCCAAGCGGTGACGCAAGCTAATACCACGGGCTCTTCCGCCGCTAGTACACAGGTGGTGACTCTATAATGTTTCATTTGAAAAATAGGCTAGGGATTCAGATAATAATAAATCAGAAGGAATTTCCATTCGACAGGGTTAACGCATTGGACTTCCTCCATATGTGTTGCTCTACCCGATTGGATATCCCTATGCTTCATTTTAGGGTGAAGGACGCTGCAAAGTTTCTAGTAGCGGATCAGGATCTAATAGACGGTGCAGCCATCCAGATCAATATTGTAATACGAAACCAGATTCAAAGTTTTTCGTTTAGACTCCATACCTTCAAACAGATTTTCGATACGACAGGTCCATCCTACGACATAGATGCTTATTTGGATTCAGTATCCTATTGGTTAGCCACTACCTCTAAGGCGGTATCGGGGTCTTCCAATACGGTGTTGTCGCAGATAGCACAAAATTGTGGCATTTCCTACTATGTAGGAACTACTACTGCCGATACCCAAACCTGGTTCCCTAAGAATAAAAGATGGAGGGAGTTTGCTAGGTCCCTCGCATTACATGGCTATGTGGATGATCAGAGTTGCATGGTGCTGGGATTTGACTTGGATAACAAACTAATCTACAAGAATCTAATTTCTAAACCCACTCAAAAACAAGCCGCAGTATTTATAACGGCTAAACATGCTGAAGGATCCTTCATAGCAACTGACTACAAGATCAAGAACCAGTCGGGGTTTCTAAATAGTGTAGGTGGAGGATACGCAGGCGAAATACAGGTAACCTCTGTCATGTCCACTACCCAGACCTCTATCAATACAACCCAAGGGACTAGGACAACCTCAAAGTTTATGATTAATAGTGAGGTCTACAATGAGGTCAAACTTCAAGGACGAGTTTCCTTTCGCCCCATAGACGGGGGAAACGTTCACCAAAACTATGAGAAGGCCGCGTACCAAAATGTCAGAGTTAGCAGTTTGTTTTCCTTCGGTCTAGAATTAATAACGACAGATGTGACAGGGTTGAATCTTCTGGACTACGTGGGATTCGTAGCTAGTGTACCCGAGGGAAAACCCGTACAAGCTTACTCTGGAAACTATTTCATTACGAGTAGGACCATCTACATCCAGGGTCTTAACTACTTCGAAAAACTAGAACTTTGCAACCAGGGATTGAACGGACCAGTGAGTGGACTACTATGATCAGATCTCCGTTAGACCACGAGGACGCAGACTACAAAAATGTCCTGATAGTAGGGACCGTTATAGACAACAATGATCCTCTGAAGAAATGGAGGGTTAAGGTCACGGTACCAGGTCTGTGGGAGGCTGAGGATGGAGGTTCGCCTTGGATTTTTCCCGAGCGCGCGGTTAAGGTTGGTACGGGTCCAGGCTTCGGAGAATTCGGTGCCCCAGCAGTTAACTCTGATATCACTATTATTCTGCAGAATGGGGACGTTCACTATCCTCTGTATAGGGGCACTATACTTAGGGGGACTAATGGACCCTCAGAAGGGTTGGTCAACTACCCGAACAGGCGAGGATGGAAGGATGAAGTAGGAAACATTTTTATAGTAGATACTACTACTGGCGGAGTGGTAATTCAGGTGGTGCATAAATCTGGAACCACAATGACTATTAACAATGATGGCTCAGTTAGTGTTACTAGCCAGACCGTGACCTGGAACGTAACTGGAACGCTGGGAATAACCGCTTCCACTGCAATTGACTTAACCGCTCCCACCGTGACTCTAGATGCTTCCACTGAGGTAGTGATGACTACGCCTAAAGCGGCTGTGAGTGGAGATATACTAGATCAGTCGGGTACGAACACTGAAACCGTTGGTGCTATGAGAACAACGTATGATTCTCACGACCACAATGACCCGCAGGGTGGCGTAACAGGTACTCCGAATCAATTGATGTAGGATTAGATATGGCTCTCTCCGGACCTCTTATACCCTTTAATACACGACTAACAAATACAGTATGGTTGGATGTGAATAGTGATGCCAGGCAGAATGGTAGACCTGATTTGCTACCTGACGTCCTAGCTATAAACAACTCTCTGAAAAACTTATTCCGATGCCCTATAGGAGGTAGAGGGAGAATCTTTCAGCCGGAGTACGGAACGTTTCTTTGGTATCTGTTGCAGGAACCATTTGGTAACCAGTCTGCTCAAAAAATAAGAGCTAGCCTAATTCAGTCTATAGAAAAATGGGAACCAAGGATCAAACTGATCTATCAGGCAACCTCCCTTCTACCTAACTATCAAGCGCCTGGTTATCAGGTTAATGTTGCTTACCTTTATCTGCTTACTAACTTACCCAATAAAGCATCCTTCTTTGTTCCCGTTTGAATAGGGGGCCATAAGTGTCCACTCTAACTCTATCCAATATCAAACCCGACTGGCAGGATATAGTAGCTCAGCTTCAAGCTGCTTTACCCACGTACAACTCCTGGAAGGACTTCATCACTTCCTCCACCGGACAGACTATCGTTGAAATGATAGCTACGGTGGGAGCGTATGATCAGTTTGCGATTGAAAGCGCGTTTCAGGAACTGTTTCCTATCTCCGCAAAACTGGATTCCAGTATTTACGCCATAGCGATGATGCTTGGCGTTAGGCTAACACGAAAAGCCCCCGCGGAGGTTTCCGTCACTATCACCTCTACCTACAACACCACTATTCCGATCTACTCCCAGTTCACGGGAGCGGGTTCTTACTTCTTCAACAGATCAGCCATCATCCTGTTAGCTAACACTCCTCAGGCTGCTACGCTTTATCAGGGCTCAATTACCAGTCTGAGTTTTAATGGAATAGGAACTGATTTCCAAGCCTTCGTAACACAGGAGGACAGCTTCACTGTTTCTGACTCAGACGTTCAAATTCTGATCAACAATGTAGCTATCCCAATAGTTACGGATGGGCTCTGGTCATTGAAGAGCGCACCTGGTGTACAGGATCTAACCCAATCCGATGGCAGGGCTATCCTGCAGTTCGGAAACGCAAACTACGGATCCAGCCCTGGAATCAATGACGTAATTCAGGTTCTATACGCAGTAACCGCAGGGCAAGACGGGAATAACTTACAGACAAATGGGGTAGCTTTTACCTACGAGGGTGATACTACTATAACGGTTAGTGCAACCACTTCACCTTCAGGGGGAGCTAACGAAGATCCCGCCATCATCTACAAGAGCATAGCAGCTCCAAACTTTGGATCCTTTTCCTCTGCGGTTACTAAGAATCAATACGCGAGCCTGATCTTCGAATATCCGGGTATAGTAGATGGACTTACATTCGCTCAGAGAGAAATAAACCCTCAAGCTCTACAGTGGATGAACAACATCAAGCTCATAATTCTAACCTCCTCGGTATGGACTCAGACCCAGTACGATGCTTTTGCTGCGTGGATGAATGCGAGGTCTATTGACTCCTGCACCTTTGTGTTCGAAACTCCTGTAGCGAACGTAGTCAATGTCAACACCATTGTCTACTGTTCGGCGGGTGCTAATCTAACTTCGGTAACAGCAAACGTAACCGCTGCGGTGCAGGCTCTGTTTCAAGCTAAGCAGGGTATCCTGAATGAGGACTACTACTTGAGTGATTTGTACGACGCCATAAAGGGGGCGGATCCCACCATTCAGTATGCTACCCTATCCTCTCCTACTGCTGATATGGTAATATCAAAACAGAGGGTAGACTTTCCGGTGTTGACTGGAGTTTCCGGCGGAACTCTAACTGTGGGTCAGTATTACGACTACGCTATTGGATTTATTTCTACACTTGGTGGAGAAGTAGCTCCAGCCAACTGGCAGTCTCTACTGCTACCAGCTTCTACAGGGTCAGTAACTCTAACCTGGACGGCTGTTCCTAATGTTTCCCAGTACAGGATTTGGGGTAGGCAATCCTCAGGAACTCTGGGGCTGATCGCTACAGTATCTAACACAACGTTTACCTACACAGATACGGGATCCGTTTCACCAGTAGCTCCTCTCCTGGCCCAGGATACTACTTCTACTTACTACAATAGCCTCGGCACGCTAACCGTAGCTGCGGACTACAGCACCAGACTTCAGCAACCCTAATAGACAAGGATAGAAAATGAGCTTAAAATTCTACGATCGTGTCCTGGAGACAACTCCCACTTCAGGTACTGGCGCAGTCTCAATGCTGGGAGCAGTGGCTGGTTTCCAGTCGTTTAGTTCTGTTTTCTCCCTTAGCTCCACTATCCAATATCTTATTACTGATGGGGTGAGCTGGGAAGTAGGGCAGGGTACACTGACGGGTTCCGAAGTCCTAAGTCGGGACGTAGTTTACGCCAGTAGCAATGGAAATGCTCTAGTTAGCTTTGGTACCAATATCAAATCAGTCAGTTGCGATCTCAATGCTAACTGGCTAAATCAAGTGGATGCCCTAGTGAATGGGGATGGCATAATTGGTTCAGATGCTCACGTTCTTAGGATCTACAGCAAGGTCTTGTTTGCAACCACTGCTATCAATGCGGCTACTATAACCACAGGTACACTGGCTCTAGACTTCAATGCTGGCTCCTATAACCAAGTAACTTTGAACCAGAACATAACTACCTTTACCGTAGCAAATTCCTCCGCAACAGGACAGTCCGAACTGGTCATCAAGTTCACAGCCAATGGAACTGCCTATACAGTAACCTGGCCCACTGGAACCAAATGGGCGGGGGGAGCCGCGCCTACTCTTACTTCAACGAATGGTAAGAGCGATTTTATAAGGTTGCTAACTGATAACGCTGGAACTAACTGGTACGGATTTGTCTTAGGGCAAAACTTTTAATGATAGCCTTTAGATTTACTCGGAGCTTTGTATGAGTAAGAGAACCGTATTGATTCCTCCATATCTAGAAAACAATCCTATATGGCAGGATCTTATTACGGCCCTTGATGGATATTGGGCTACAAACATCGACCAGCCCATCAGCACTCTTAAGTCGCTGAGACAGCTCTACCTGACTAATTCTGGTACCCTAACCAAAATTAATGCGGGTCAGATTCTGGATTCAGTCAATGACTTTGATACCCTGGAACCTACTGTTCTTGCGGAACAGCTTAACCTGCTGGGGTTCGCACTAACTAACACGGATATAGTTCAGAGCAGCGACCTGCTTCGTCTGTACAGAAATCTTGCAAAGTTTTGGTATTCAAAGGGCACTCCCGCCTTTATAGACTTTATTGGATTCTGTCTCAACGCTCAGTTTACGCTAAACAATCTTTGGACACAGGATTACGTTTCCTTCTATTCGCGGGGGGATTTCGCGATCCAAGCTCCGTTGTGGGGATCCAATTACAACGCCTTTCTATACAGCGAACAATTCGATAACGCAGCGTGGACTCCTACTGGAGTAGTGGTACAGGCGAATCAAGATACGGCACCTAATCAAACCAACACGATGGACAGAGTGCGGGAAACCTCAAGCAATGGCTACCACTCTATCTCGCAGAATGCTTCGGTTACTAACGGTACTACGTATACATTTCCGATCTACATCAAGGGTAGCCTTGGAAGACAATGGGTAGCACTACAACTAAGTGGAGCAGGCTTCACAGGTAGTCCCTACGCGTTCTTCGACTTGACCAATGGGGTTCTAGGAGTTACCTCAGCGTCCTCTACAGGTTTTCTGGATGCTAGGATAATTCAGGAAGCTCCTTATCTATACCGAATCTATATTACGGCTACTGCGTCCGCAACGGGAACAGGGACGGGAACGCTGCTTCTTTCTTCAGGTGACTCCATTTCCGATCTCATCTATACTGGAAATGGAATAGCATCAGTAAGCTTATGGGGTGGGATGTTCTATCCAGGTACTTATACCAGCTGGTACGTTCCCACTACTAGTGCTCCAGTAAACACTACAGGGACTTGGTACTCAACTTCTCAGGTTGAAATAGCTGTAGATATTGTTAAGTACGCTAACGTAGACTTAGGAACACTAAAGGATTTCTTCTACGAGTTTTCTAACTACAACCTGGTTCTTAGAGACATTGACACCTTTGCTGATATCCTTATTCTAGATAGCACGGGTGATGATAATTTGTTGGGAATGGGCGTTCTCATAAACACAACGTTTAACATCAAGGGCGGAAGTTACTGCGACTACATCCCGTTCGACGGTAGTACAGGAAACTACGCTTTCACGCCCGATAACTCCCTCCTCGATATGTCGGTGGGACTTGATGTGGTAGCACAGGTACAACTCCAGGACTGGACAGTTGACACAGTAGCGCTGGAATCAGTCACACTTTACGATACCTCTATTGCTAGTGCTCCCGTTTCCACGCCAGATACCCCGATCGAAATTCAAATACCAGGGTTGCAGTGCATTGCATCTAAGTGGGATTCGAGTGCGTACTGCTGGGCTTTCGGAGTCATGTCTAGTGGGTATCTAGCTCTGAAATGGTATCAGGCGGATGGATCGCTAGAGGAAGCTTTTTCTACCGTTCCCTTGGACATTCCTCCCTACGGGGTTCTCTGGGTTAGAGCAATCATAACGGGTAGCTCGGGTATAAGTTTCACTCTGAACAACCAGACTATTTCAGGTATGCCTATATCCGGAGTAGAAACTTCTTTCTTCGTACCCGATCTAACGGGCTACTCCTACATTTCCTACTTCAATAACAAAACTATTTCGGGGTCACCCATCTCTACGCTAGAGGGGCGGATCCTGTATTTCAACTACGAGATTCCGCTACCCTTCACTATGTTCAATAACATAGCGGTAGCTGATGCTCCCGTTTCGACTACAGAGACCACAGTTATGATCGGTCAAAGCGAAGCAGGAGGTGTGTCCCCATACTCCGTCCTCTTTTACACGAGTTATGATGGAAAGACCTGGACTCAGCTTGGGTTATCTACTACTGGGTCTGAACCTCTGGATATGACTACAGGGGGATCAGCACTAGAGCTGGGAGCGACCGACCTTGGAGCCTCCTCTAATTTTAGAGGCAAGATCTACAACTTCTCTCTCATAAACGATTTAAGTGGATACGAGATCGTAGCTGGGGTGAATCCTCATAAGTTAGTCCCCGCATCTACAACGGGTACGGGAACGAATCTTGAAACTTGGTCCTTTCAAGGTACCTCGTTGCCAAACTTCAACAACGACTACGCTAACTACGTTACCCTCCTAAATAATGGGGTTGGATCGAGGGCTCCTAATGGAAACTATATCTGGACCCCCTCATTAAGTGGAAATTGCTTATCCACTTCCGCAGATATACAGGTTAATGTAGCTCCTACTTACTGGTCCACTGCCTCTAGTCAAGCTCTTGTTAGTAAGTGGAATGAGAGCACGCAGAGCAGAAGTTACATGCTAACGCTTGAACCCGGAGGTTACATAAAGTGGTGGTGGACTACGGATGGGACATCAGCTACTATCAATTCGTATGCGGCCACTCTAGGAGCTTCGAACAACGAATTTCTGTGGGTTAGGGTCACCCACCAGATAAATGGTTCTGGAGATACCCTCATTACATTCTATACATCTAGTGATGGGATAACCTGGACGCAACTAGGGAGCACGGGTACGATTGCGGGTACCACTCCTATCTTCAATAGCAGGGAATCAGTTCTTTTGGGAGCATATGATAGGGGAGCAGCGGGTTTGTTGACGGGCACAATAAAGAATTTTTCGCTTTACGCGGGTACAGGCGGTACACTGGTGGCAGGTATAAACACTAACAAAATTACTTATCCTGCTGATCCTTCCTCTAAGGATTGGTTTACTGGAGTAGCAGGTGAAACTTGGCATGTAGTGAATCCTGACTATCCTAAACAAGTCTTAGTTTTTGGTTGAACTCAAAATGGCCACTATCGTAAATCCAACATTCGTTATCACCCAAGTAGGATTAAACGCAGTAGAGGTACCACCGATCAGTGGACCCTGGATCAACATCGCTACCTTTCAACTGGGAAGTGGTTACGGGTACACCCCAGGTCTATCCGATACCGCGCTTCACGGAACCTCCCTATACACGGGAACGCCTTACTCCTACAGCATAGATTCAAGCAATGCTCTGAGTATTCAGTTGATAGTGGATGAGTCTATCGGATCCTTTCAGTTTGGGGAGATTGGATTATACCTATCAAATGGAACTCTGTTTGCGCTAACTGCTTTCGATTCTCTACAGGAGAAATTGAAGGGTATCGGAAATCAAGTAGGGTCAAAACTCGTTATTAATGCCCTTCTTAAATTAGCACAAGCTCCTCTGTATCTGTATCCTACTACTGGAAACACACTTCAACTCCTAACCGTTGATAAGTGGGCAGATCTGTTACCCCCCACCAGTCAGCTTACTCTAGCTAATGCAGCTATCATTCAAGAGCCTGATCCTCAGGGACAGTTTCCCATAGTGATGGAAAAGGGTTCGTTGGATTGGACGATCTACAAGTATTACCTGCGAGTCACTGATACCATTTCGTCCTCCACTACGACTACAGTGACTTCCCCTTACCTTAGCTCCATGTACTTTGATGGTAGCACTAATAGGAGATACTTAATCAAGGTGTTGAATACAGGCTTGATTAGATCCGTATTTAGCATCACTGCTGGAGTAGCTACTATCAATGATTCTTTTTCCTCTCCTCCAACGGGTAATATAGAGATCTGGGAAGCGGACTACTACAAATTGGCCATCAAAGTCGTTAGACAGGTCATCTATGCGACCGGAACCTACACGCCGACGGCCGGGATGGTCTACGCGGACGTGGAGCTGCAAGCGGCCGGGGGCAGCGGCGGCGGCTGCGCTGCGAGCGTGTA